GGAGACTGGTGTATCACTGCTTTTATTTGCACTCAATACAGATCATTCCCTGTTGCAATCAGCCACGAAACTTTTTATGGGAAAATAAAATGAACACACTAGATAGACAACATACATCGAGTGCAAGTATCGAAGCAGAAATTGCACGCACGCAAAAAGCAATAGAAGAAGCCCAGTCCAATAATGAGCTTGCCGAACTAGATAACAAGCTTGAAGAGTTGCAGTTAGATTTAATTGAGGCTTTGATTGATGAAGAAGAAAATGGATTGACAAATCAAGTTTTAGAGGTAAGGTAAACTGAATGCAAGAAATACTAAACAACCGATTAATTAAAACAGAAATGGTAGCCTGTCAAACACTAGACCGAACTTGCTACGGGATGGAACTTGAAAGTTTATATTGTGAAGTTATCATAAGAAGAATGCTGAAAAACTTCCCCGAATTGGATATAAAAGTAAATGGAAAAGAATACAAAGAAAGCTAAAAAACCTCGTAAAAACCTCGTTAAGCCAATGATAGAAGGACAGGGGAGATAAAAGAGAAGATTAAGGGTGGCTCTACTGCCAGCATGAACACGCAAGAAATGGAAATCTATTTGGATAAAATTAGAGTCTACTATTTAACTGAATTTGGTTTAATGATTCCGCTACCAAACGAAATATTATAATGCCAAATTGTCATGTCATTATGTCATGTAAACATAATAAAAAACTATTGACTTTTATAGTATTTAATTTAAAATAAAAATATGAAATTAATTAAGAAAACAACCGCAAAGAACCTGAATAAATCTGTTGAAAAAATAAAACAAGATTTGCAAGAAAAGAATTACGCTGACAAACTGGCAGTTCAAAACGATACTAATTTTTACTTGACAATCGTCTTTAAAAGTTATAAAGAAAAAGTTGAGTTTATGAAATCAAAAAAAATTAGATTAGACACGGAGTTTATAACCCATGAACAAATCTAATGTGGAGGTAACAAATGGCAGCACCAAAGAGAAGCAAAAGCACGGGCAGAATGAGAGGGGGGTCGAGCGGCTCTTAATAAATTCTCAATTCCTAAAAAAAAGCTCTAATAATATTATCTTGAGTTTCTCTAGAGGTAAAGACTCTTTAGTTTCTTGGCTATTATTAAAAGAGCTTGGATTCAATATTTATCCAATTTATTATTCTCTTTGCCCTTACATGGATTTTGAACTAGAATCTTTACAATACGATGAGACCTTTTTTAAAACAAAAATCATAAAAATACCTAGCTCTACATTTAATGAACTCTATTCCACTGGATACCTACAAACCAAAGAAGCAATTTCAATTTCAAAGAAAAATACAACCTCTACTTATTCAAATGAAGACATTCGACTAATGGCTATTGAAGAGTATGGACTTGATAAAAATACTTATATAGCAGTAGGAGCAACCGTAAATGACTCAATGCAGCGCCGAATCGGAATTAATAAAGTAGATGGACTAAACCACAAATCAAAGAAATTCTATCCCATAGCTGACTTTACTGTTTCAGACATTGAACAGTATTTAATCAAATACAAAGTCAAACTTCCAATTGATTATAAGATATGGGGTTCAACTTTTGATGGGCTAAATCTTAGATGGCTCGGAGAGTTAAAAGAACATCTTCCGAAGGATTTTGATTTAATTAAAATGTATTTCCCGTTTATCGAAGCAGAATTATTCCGAAAAGAATTATTACAATTGTGGGATAAAAAATCAATTGAAAAGAAAATAAATAAATGGTCTAAATATTGTTAGTATGCCAAAACCTAGAAAAAACCAAGAAGAATTAGAAAAATCAAAACAAAAAAAACTTGCGAATTTAAGACCACAGAAAGCAGGTGAGCCAAGCCATAACCCTAAAGGTCGTCCAGAGGGTAGCCGTAATTTTAAAACTATCCTCGGTGAAATGTTTGCGGTCTTAGCCGATCCAGAGGCAAAGCATGACTTGGCTGCAATCAATCCAAAAATAAAAACGAATGAAGATTTATTCGCAGCAAAAATATTGTATGATGCTCTTAATGGGGATGCAACAAGCAAGAATATAATTCTAGATAGATACTATGGAAAACTTACTGACAAAGTCGAGCACGAAGGGAATCTAAATCTTGGCTTAACTCCAGAAATGGAAATAGCTGTAAAAATTCTAAATGAACGAAATAGAAACAAGGAATGATTTACTCAGTTTAGAAAGTTTAGTCTTACAAGCTCCAAAAGACATCCTCTCATTCATTCAATTAATCAAACCTGACTACCAAGTAAATTGGCATCATAAAGTAATCACAGATACAATCAATAGATTCATATTCGATGACTTAAAGCGGCTAATGATCTTTGCCCCTCCACAGACTGGTAAATCTGAGATAGTATCTAGATGTTTACCTGCTTATATTTTCGGTGTCAATCCTAATGCTCGGATCGGGCTAATCTCTTATAACGATGAATTTGCAATCGACTTTGTTAGAGATATAAAAATGATGATGAACTCCACAGAATACCAATTATTATTTCCTAAAACAAAATTGAATAGTAAGAATGTCGTTACATCTATACAATCGTTTGCTAAAAATACGTCCCACACTTTCGATATAGTAGGATACAGCGGAAACTTGCGAGCAGTTGGCAGAGATGGAAGTATCACAGGTAGACCATTTACACACTTAATTGTAGATGATATGATTAAAAATTCAATGGAGTCAATGAGTGAAACTTATCGTAACACAATTTGGAGTTTATGGAAAAGTGCTATCTGGACACGGGTCAGAAACGTAACACGCGTTATCCTCATGAATACACGTTGGCATACAGACGACTTAGCCGGTCGAATTCTGAATAGTGACAATTACGGAGTATGGGATATATTGCGCATACAGGCAATCAAAGAATGAAGCACAATATAATTCAATACGATGATCCAAGAAAAAAAGGTGAGGCACTTTGGCAAGAGTGGATAAGCGCCGAAATTTACGAGGGAATAAAAAAGGAATCTGAAATTGAATTTTCCGCTTTATATCAACAAAGCCCAACCACAGCAGAAGGTAATATTTTTAAAGCAAAAGACTTTAAGTATTATAAAGAGTCTGAAATATTTATTTACTTAGGCGAAGAGGCAATCCGAAAAACTGACCTCCGTATTTACCAAACGATTGACCCCGCCGGAACAGTAAGCCAAACTGCCGACGACTTTGCTTGCATAACGTTTGCTATACATGCGAATAATATAATTGTCCTGGATACTTTTAATGAACAAGCACTTACAACAACACATGATGATATTATGACAAGCCTCCGTAATAAGTGGAATCCTATTTACCAGGCAGTAGAAAAGAAAATCTTCGGCTTAAATATTATCCAAAATGCAGCAAGTCGAGGAATACCTGTTATGCCTCTAACTGCCGATGGAAACAAAATCTACAGAGCGGAGCCGCTGCAAGTCCAGTTCAAAAACGGATTGGTTTGGTTTAAGAACGGGTTCTCGACTCTCGAAAAACAATTGCTAGAATTCCCGAATGGGAAACACGATGATCTTGTGGACTGTTTAGCCTATGCCTGTATATTAGTTCTTGACAAGCCCGCCGACATAGCTAAAGTCTGGAATGAGATATATGCATAACACATAATAAGGAATTATATGAATAGACAAGTAGCGACTACTCTTAACAAAGAAATCCAAGCAAGATTCGACGGTCTGAAATCTTCACTTACAGGCATGGGAACAAGCCTTGACAAATTAACATACACACAGCCAACATTTAATGAGTATACAGAAAGGGAGCTACTAAATATTTATTTAGGTATTCCACAAATACAAACTGTAATCGACTTGATCCCTGAGGACATATACCAACAAGGCTTTGAAGTTGAATCAGAGAATGAACAGTTTGAACATGCGATTAACGCAGAAATCGAAAGGCTGAAATTAAAAGAGTCACTTGTGCAACTTAAAAAATATGAACGCATTTACGCAAACGGCGGTTTACTATATTTTTTAGTAGATGCTGACATTAGCAAGTATCCGATCCAGGCAGGCGGGGAATTATCTAAGCCAATGCCTCAAGAGATTAAATATCTTAATCAAATAAACGCTGTCCCTTCTGAATATTTCAATGTGTCGGTAAATCAGAATATGCCTACGGATAGAAATTACAATAAAGTCTCAATCCAAATGGATGGGCATAGAATAGATGAATCAAGATTTTTATGGAGCGTAAATAATTTTCAGCCTACTTATGGGTGCGGCTTATCGCGAGTATCCAATCTTGCGATGATAGGCAACGGGCTTTTTATTTCTGCTTGGTCAGCTATTAACATGATTTATGAAGCACAGCTCAAAGTATATAAATCTAGCTCGCTACAAAAAGAAGGAGGGGCAAGTATTATAAAATCTACTTTAAATATGTTACGCAAAGTTTTAAGTAGTCAATCGGCTATTGTCATCGGCGAAACTGAATCATTCGAAAAACAAAACTTAACGATTACGGGATTTAAGGAAATCATGGATTATCTTAATACGACTTTTTGTTCTATCGAAGGGATTCCCGTAGAAATATTCTTAGGTCAATCTAAGGGAGTGATAAGCCTTGCAAACAATCCACAGTCACTTAATTATTATTCAAGCCTCGTTAAAAAACAAGAGCTAGAAGAGGCTCCAAAAATAAAGCGAATAATCGACATTATCCTTAAACAAGATTCATTTAGACAATACCAAGGCGTAGAATACGAAATTGAGTGGGATGATATTTTTTCTCTTGACGATAATACAAAAGCCGACATTAGATTAAAGAACGCACAAGCCGATGCAATGGAAATTGACAAGAGCATTGCAAGTCCTCAGCAAATTGCTAAGCTACGTTATCCAGAAGATAATTACGATTATCCACAAGGGGACTTTGAAACGGAGCAACCTAGCGAATAATGAAAAACAAGTATCCTATTCAGCTTGAAAAAGAATTCTTTAAAACTCTTCGTGACGATTACAGAGAAGAGATGCAAGAAGTTTTGAACGAGCTAATAACTAATTTAAAAAAAGATGAGCTACTTAAACAGCGCGACGTTAAGCAAGATTCTTTCATGAATCTAATGGGATACCTTGGAAAGAAAATATTCAACTATGAATTTGCTTATGCGGATAATCAAGATAAACTTCTTGGCAACTTGGTAGGCAATTTTAAACTTTTAGACAATTGGGTATCATCTAAGTTCAATGAGTCAATAAATGAACAGTCTAAGAAACTAACAGCTATTAGACCCAAACAAATGGCAATCATTAACGGACAACCTAAGATGATTTATCAGCCTCTAGAAAAATTCTTAGTCAATGAAAATGGGATTATAAAAACAAA